TTACCGCACCGCATACAGGTAGGCGCTTTTACTTTCCAAGTATTCAATTATGTGTTCTTCTACGCTGCTGCCGTGTTGCCACGCTGCAAAGCCTGTGCCTCTGTATGCGTGGTGCTGTATGATCTCATCATGAAAGCGGCATAATGCCGGGTTACGGCGCAGCTTGCGCATAGCTGCTTTCTCTACCTGCTGGGCTCGGCTCCATGTCACGCCGTAGACCTCGCCGACTTCCCGCAGTGGTTGTTGCTGATAATACCGGCGGCGCAAAACATCTGCTTCACTGTCAGACAGCTGTTTAAGCGCTTCTTCTACCGCCGTGCGCAGCTGATCTTGAAACAGCGCACTTTCTGCCGCGTCCAGTTCTTCCGCCGCTGTCGGGTCTTCCTGCAGGTCGCCCAGCGTGGCCGCGCCGCCGTTTTCATCGTCAAGGGGCGTGTCTAGGCTGGCGCAATGGTTCAGCGGATCGGCGCTGGTGGTGTGCCGCTTGCCGTCCTCACCAGTCACGGCGCGGGCGTGGCCGTTGGTAAGCGTGCGCTGTATTTGGCGCTGCATGGCGGCTGTCAACCAAGTTGTAAAGGCCCCTTGTGTGGGGTTGTAGGTCTGTGCTGCGTACTGAACAGCAAAAAAGCCCTCTTGTTCCAAGTCGTCTGCGGTCTGGCCGTGGGCGTCCGCCTGGGCTTTGTGGGCCGGGTACCACTTCCAGACTATCGAACGAAGCAGGCCCCTGTTAGCTTCCCACAGTTGGCCCAAGGCGCAGCTATTGCCCGCCGCGGCCAGTGCTGCAAGTGCGGCGTTGGTGGCCTGCCGGCCGCTGTTTTTGGTTGTTGCGTCCATAGAATCCCCCCTATAAACAAAAAGCGTGCAGGCTGTAAACCCGCACGCTTTTTGTGCATTTTGCTATAGAACCGGGCACGATCCGGCGCGGATCAGGTCACGCAAACGGGCATTTTGCACAATCATCTAATGGCCTGATAATAAATAGCGGTCTTTTTGTTGTCCAACACAAACGCGTCATAGCAAACGCGGCCGGTTACGATCGTGCCACTAGAAAGTGGCGTGTCGTTGTGAATGCCGAAATCCTCCAGCTTGACCGGTGCAACAGTGGCGGACGGGTGGCACAGCATAAAGCCGAATTTTTCCGGCAGGCGAACCGCGGGCACCTTGACAACTGCAGCGCCGTCCAGAACAGCCACAACGCCGCGGGCGCGCATCTCCGCGCCGATTTCGGTGTGGTCAAATTCAACAGCCTGCTTCAAAAGCGCATAGATTGCCGGGGTAACAGTAAGTACGCGGTCTGTCTCCGGCACTTCCGCATCGTCCAGCGCCTGAGACGCGGCCAACACAGCGGCGTAAATGTTCGACTTGGTCAGCGCGGCGGCTTCGGGCTTAACGCCTGCGCCCTCTGCCATGATCTTGTACACATTGGTATCAACCTCCGGTACAACTACTTCGCGCAGCTCACGAGCAAGGGCGGTGCCTGCTTCAAGCTGGCCCTGTGTTTCGTCCTCGTCCAGCTTGTCCACATTGAAGATAAAAGAGCGGTCATGCTTCAGCAACAGCTCCTCGGTAGTGGCGGACAGATCAAGCAACTGACCATAGCGGGACAAAGACTCGCTGCTGTCCTCCGGGGCCGCGCTGCGGTTGCGGGCGTAATCGTTCATCGGGCTTGTGCTGATCTTGTACAGCTTGATGGCGTGCGCCCCCGTCCAATCGTAGTCGGTGTTAGTCAACAGGCTGATTTTGCTTTCAGCCTTGAAAAGTTCATCGGTTTTAGGTGCAAATTTTGTAGTAAGTTCAACGGACATAAATTCAACCTCGCTTAATAGATGCGGGGCGGGTAAGGCTTCGGCTTATGCTTGTTATCCCGGCAAAATGCCTTGGATAGCTCCTTATCGGAAGCGGGCGAAAAAACATCTTGATAATTTCCAACCGCTCCAGCCGTGCCGCCGTCCGGTATAGCCGGGTAAGAAGGTGCAGCAAACTGCATAATTTCATGTGCCTGCTCTGTGCAGCTTTCTTCCGTGTCTCCGGTAAGTAGCGCCTCTGGTACGCCGGTAGCGTCAGCGACTTTCTTCTTCATCGCCCGCCGGGCCGTGTCGGCCTCCAGTGTATCAAGCTGCTGCTGTAATGCGTCAGCCTTTCCCGCCTTATCTTTCAATTTGTCATAGTCTGCATATTTGGCACGCTCACGGGCCAGCCGATCCGCTACAATGGCGTTAAGCTCTGCCTGTGTAAAGGTGCGTTCTTCCTGCCTACTGGGGGCAGTTCCGTTAATATCCATGTTTTCAGTTTCGTTCATGGGGATTCCTTTCTCGGTTGACTTACTAACGGAAAACCAACGCTTTACAAGTGCGCGGTCCTTTTCTTTATCTGGTCTGGTAGGGTCATTGCAAATTCGTTTGATGCACTCTGCTTCTGGCGTATCCATATAGTGCATAGATCCGTGAAGCCGCCGGGATAGATTCTCGACCTGTTGCTTGTCCGAAGTAGCAGTGATGACAAAAGCCCGTTTTCCTGCCTTGCCAGATTCAATAGATTTGTATATGGTTTCCCTTACAGCCAACGCTGTGTTCATAACATTTGAATAGTCCGGGTGTGTGCTTTTGTTGCCAGTTAATGCGGCCACGATTGCGTCCATATCAAGGATTAAATCGCCTGGCTGCATGTGTTTCTGTACAAAAGTGGTTTTGCCTGAACCAGGCGGTCCGCAAATAATATGAACCTCCGTAGAAAGTGCGCTTTTATCCTCTCCCATGTAGTGTTATCCTTTCCCGGCTTTACCGCTGCCGTAGCGTAATCTATGTAAAAAGCAGTCTTTGCCGCTTTCTACCCTCTGTTTAAATACTCCCTGTGTGTAAATCGGCGCTGGACAGCAGCAGGGTCGCCGCGGGTGGGGGCGGGGGATCCTCCCCCACTCCCTGCAGGCACCCTATATGCTTAACTTTCTAAGCGCTTTTTGTGTGTTTTTTGCTGTTTTTGCCCTTTTTTCGCTTTTGAGCATCTGCTGCCCGACACTGGCAACTTTGCGTAATTTTCATACAGACACACAGAAAAGCTAACGATCAAAGTAAAGACCTACGAAAAACCACCCACGACCAGCAAAGCGCATACTATGCGCCACAGCCGCTGCTGCCATCAAGCCCAAATGAAACAGCATAAAAAAACAGGCACAAGAAAAAGCGTTTGCTTTTCCCTGCGCCTGTGCGGCTTACCTATTGGCGGTACTCTGTGTGCTTTTTATTATACAGTGGGGCGGTCTTTTTTGCAAGTGGTAATATAAAATATCTTTGTACCCGCCGGGGCTTTGCTTTCATGCTGCCGTGCTGTCGGCATGATTTGCAGCAGTTCGGCGCGGACATGCTCAAATAGCTGTTGTTCTTCTGCTGTATAAGTTATTTTAATCTTCACTCTTGAAATAACCCCCATCGCGCGCATATACCATGCCTGCGACAAACACAGAGGAAAGCATAAATACAAGATTTACCCAGCTTTCATCGTTTACCGGCTTAGCGTTCCAGAACTTCAAGACTTCATTGCAGAATTCATAAAGGCCGCCGGGCAGTCCGTCCGATTCTACGCCAGTGCAGCACGCAAGCTCATAAGCTTCAGAAGGCGTTATAATTTGCGGGTTTGTCATTCTTCGGCCTCCTTCAGATGCTCAATCACTCTTGCAAGCTGTTTCTTTGTCTCGGCCAGCTCTGCCGCCGCGGCGGTATGCTGCCAAAGCTCGGCCAGGTCAACGCGGGCGGCGATGGTCTCGCCCTTGTGGATGCTGGCAACGGTGTAGCCGTCCCTCTCGAACTGCTGGGTGATCCAGCCCGCCGGGCGCATGTCAAGGCGGTTCAAAGCGCTGATCTTGCCGCCGTCCAGCACTACGGTCTGTGCATGTACTGTGCGCGGCTTCGGCTCCCGCTGGTCGATGTATTCCACCGTGTAAGCGGTCAGGTTTATTTTCTTTTCGGTTTTCATTTGCTTTTTTCCTCCGTATAGGTTATACTGAGGGCGGTAAATCCGCGTGTGTCAAACGCTTTACCGCCTGCCGCTTTGGGTGTTGGTCGCACCTAAGGCGGCTTTTGTTTTTTCCAAACAGCCCGCCGGGGCTGGCGTGTCCAATGTGGACACATTACAAGTATTGGGTAATATCATCGTTTGGACCAATTTCACGCGGATGGTCTTCATTGTCTGAGCCGTGAACGGCGGAAGTGTCTTTAAAGTTTCCTTTGTAAGACCAAATACCATCCCAACCGCGTTCAATGCTCTGTTCCAAAACGGCAATCATGTAACCGTGCGTATTTCTTACATCGGCTTCTTTTGCAAGGGTCATAACTTTCTTGCAAATCAATTCAGCCGCGCGCGGGGTCAGGGGCTTTTTGTTCGCAGCCCTTAGGGCATTAAAATCCGTGAGAGCCTTTTCAAGTTCTGCATCACTTCCAGCAAAGGTTCGGAATACGTCGGCTACAGTTTCTTGTGGATGTTCCTGCTTTTTCCGTTTTGGTTTGCTTTTTTCAGAATCAGCGAGAGAGGGCGGAAAAGCGGCGCTGTCCGCTTTTCTCTCTTTACTCTCTCTTACCTTACCTATCCTATCCTTACCTAACCTATCCTGTGGCAACCATTTGGTTGCGGTTTGGGTGTCACTCTGGTTGTCATTTTGGTTGTCACCTAAAAGCATTTTTTCGTGGATAAACTTGGTAGGCGTGTAACGGTCCTTGCGGATTTTGTTATTCTCTTTCCAGTCCGTGATAACAAGAACACCCGTTTCAAATGCCTGTACAAAGCCTTTCATTGCTAACAGCCGTATATCATCAACAGAGCAGCCACATATTGCGGCAATGCTTTTCGGTGCAGCTACAAAGCCGTCATCATCGGCTCGCATCCCTAAATGAAAATACAGCGCCTGGGTGCTGGATGGCATTTCAAGAAAGCGGTCTGTGTCAACGATAGAAAGGCTAAACATTCTGCGATTTGCCATCAGCCCGCCGCCTTTTTATGGTCGAAAAAATACTTGTAGTACTCTTCTGGCGGAATGTTCAACGTTTGGGCAATTTTTTCAATCTGCCACGCATCAAAGGGCTGTGCGCCGGTCATGCGGGCGGTCATGGTGCTTGATGCCATACCAGCGGCGCGGGCAACCTCATTCTGTGACATTTCACATTGAGCAAAACGCACACGCAAATTGTAGAACGGTTTACACATAGTTTGATTCTCCTTTCAGCCTGCGCCTTTATACACGCGCGCGGGCGTGAACTGTGTGTCATGTAGAAAATCGAATTTTCCCCGCAAAGATGGTACTTATACTACGCGCGCGAGGAAAACGCATAACGGTCTGCTCTCATCCACCCCGCCGGGGCTGTGGGAGTCATCGGTAAGAGGCTTCGACTTCGTCGGCCAGTGCGGCGGCCTGGGCTTGTTCGGCAGGGCTTGCAACATTGCCCAGATGTTGTGCATAGAAACTCAGCGCGGCAACGATCAACTGCCGCTCATGGTCGGTAGCGTAAAGAACCATCAGACATACACCCCCTTTAGCTTTTCGCTGAACTCCTGTTCAAGCCGGGCCTGTTCGGTCACGATCTGGCGCAGCTCGGTAATGCTGCCATCGGCAATTTCAAGCCGCACAGCAATGCGGACGGCCTCTTGCAAAGCGTTTTCCAGCCGCGTGAAATATTGCTTATCATTAAGACCGCCTTTGCAAGGGTTTCCGATGGTGTATTGTCTTCTGTTGGCGGTCATTGCAATTTCATCCGTTAAAATAATCATTTTTGTTTTTCCTTTCCTGTTTGAATGCGTGTAAGCGCTTGTGTAACGCAACACACGGCGTTTTTGTGGGTGGGGGTATATAACTTCATTACCGAGGCATACAACCCCTAAATGTGCGGCTAGATTTTAGTACTGTCTAATTCTGCTTAACTCTCCGGGATAATGATTTCTTCCGGCTCACAGTTCAGGGCGCGGGCAATGCGTACAACGGTAACGGCCTTACAGCTGCCACGGCGGCGAATTGTGTAATAGTTCTGCGGTGTCATCTTCATTGCAGCGGCCAGCATTGTCTCAGTCATGCCTTGCTTTGCGGCCATGAGTTCAATTTTCTGGCTATTGATTTTCATGTTTAAATCACCTCTTTTGCATTCGTTTGTATGCATTATAATATATTCGCGTGAATGTGTCAATAGTTTTTAAATAATTCTATTGAATGTTTTTTGCTTTTCTGGTAATATAACATTAAACTATAATTTGGTGGTGAAATTATGACTACTGGAGAAAACATAAAAAAATATAGAAAAAAAGCACACCTAACTCAGAAAGAGTTAGCCGCAAAATGTGGATTAGCTGCTATAACAATTCAGCAATATGAACGAGGAGCCAGAGAGCCACATCTTGAAACAGTTATTAAAATTTCAAAGGCCCTTGGTGTCTTACCAACACTGATTATTGAGGATTTACAAGATGAATTAGCTCTTTGGATAGAAAATCATCCAGATTCTTATGACCAAATCGTTTTTAATCATAGCGAAAATAATACAAATTTCGACATGTATTTAGAAGACACCATAGAAAGAATAAAACCTTTGCTAGAATTACTAAATCGTGACGGGCAAGATGTTGCAATAGAACGAATAGAAGAACTAACACAAATCCCAAAATATAAGATTACAGACAATCAGGATAACAGCACAGAATAATAAAAGCGTGTCCACATTGGACACATCCCGCCACCATTCCGCCGCTCTGATACTATACCAACTTTTTCGCAGTAAACAAACTGCAAAGAAAAATAAAAGTTGGTATAGTATAGAAGCAACGAGAAATCAGCCGCCCGCCGGGCCGAAAACTCCATGCGGGTATCTGGCCGCTGCCTCTTCCGTTTTTGTTTGCTTCATTACTATACCAATTTTTTTAAAAAAGTTTTTCCGCGCAAAATATAATCCCGGCGCAAAGTTGGTATAGTGTACCTGCAGCGAAACAAAGCAACACGCCGATCAGAGCCAGGCCGTGCTGGTTATGCTGCATACAAAAGAAAAAACCGCCCACGGTTGCAGCCGTGAACGGTTTTGAATAGGACGCTCACCCCAAAAGAGGAGTAAAGCCCCCACGCAAGGCTATTATACCTCTTTTCAGGTGGGCTTGTCAAAGTGTACCTGTAAGGAGGTTTTGTTTTATGGGTAAACGCACGAACACAGCCCGCTGGACGGGCAAGATGTGGCGCATTGACGTTCAGCACGACGGCAAGCGCAAGAGCTTCTACAGCAGCCGCCCAGGCCGTACCGGGCAGCGTGAAGCGAACGCTAAAGCGGACGCATGGTTAGATGACGGCATAGCAGCCAGAGCGCCCAGAGTAGCCGATGCGGGCAAGCTGTGGCTGCATGAGGTGGAAGTCACGACCTGCACGACCAACTACCGCCCCACGGAAAGCCGCTGGCGCAACTGGATACTGCCCGCCATCGGCACACTAAGGGTAAACAAGTTGACAGACCAGGATTTGCAAGAAGTCATAAACAATGCATACACCGCCGGGCGGAGCCGTAAAGTGCTGAAGCTGCTGGCCGCAGATATGCGGGCATTCTGCAAATACTGCCGCAAAGCAAAGCTGTCTGCATACATTCCAGAGGATTTAAAGATTCCCGCCGGGGCGCGGTATAAAGGCAAAACAATCTTGCAGCCCGACGACCTGGTAAAGTTGTTTAATGTGGACACGACCAGCTACCGGGGCCAGACTGTGCAGGACGAATACATAAATGCCTACCGCTTCCAGGTCTTGACCGGCTTGCGCCCTGGTGAACTGCTGGGCCTGGACTGGGCAGACATCCACGGCAACACGGTCAACGTGTGCCGGTCAATCAACATCATCGGGGAAGAAACGCGCGGCAAGAATGAAAATGCGGTTCGCTCGTTCCAGTTGTCCACGCTGGCCCGGCACGTCCTTGAGGAGCAGCGGGAAGCCACCGGCGGCGTTGGCAGCGTGTTTCACATCCTCAATGAGCAGCAGTATTACCGCCGCTGGAAAGCATACTGCACCGCCAACGGTCTGACACAGTGTAGTCTATACGAACTGCGCCACACTTTTGTTTCTGTGGTTAAGACCCTGCCCGCTGGGGAAGTCAAAGATCTTGTAGGCCACAGCGAGGACATGGACACCTTTGGCGTGTACTCCCACGCTCTGACCGGGGACGCTGAACATACCGCCCAGGCGGTCAACGGTGTGTTCCTGCAAGTCTTAAAGAACGCCTAA